GACTGAGAACGACTCTACTGAATTTGCAAGCCAAGTTTCTGCTTTTGTTAAGAAAACAGAATTTCGTATGGTTAAAGATCTGGATGATTCTGGACTAGATGAGTATACTAATATATCGGTATCATCTGGCAATGCTGGTGCTGTGTCTTTAAATGATAGAGTTCGTATTGTTCGTAATGTAAACTTTAAGGTAAGTACAGGAACAACTGTAACCAACTTACTTCAAAGAACAGTAGAATATGTTAATGACTACTGGCCTGTTAGTGCATCTACAGGTACACCTAGATACTATACAAGAAAAAATAATTCTAGTATCAAGATAGTACCTACACCAGTTTCAGCATTGACAGTAGAAATACAATCACAGTCTCAGCCATTACCTCTAGCTTCTGCTACAGGTACAAGTGTAACAACCCAAAATTATTTTAGTGATTATTGTTATCAAGCTCTCTTTGCAGGATGCATGGTAGAAGCTACAATGTATATGAAAGATTGGAATACACTTCCAGTATGGCAGAACGAATATCAAACAGCTATAGCAACATTACGTAATCAGGCTAGAAGGACAAGACAGGATGATATGGCAGTTGCTGCTTCACCTGCTGGTGGTCCTGATACCATAACACAGGGAGCATCATAGGGGGGTTAAATGTCAAATTTTACAGCAAGAGAAACAATACCTTATACAAAAAAAATGTTATATACACCAGCAGATAGAAAAAAAATTAAAGCTGTTGAAGGTGGTGGGGAGAGAATGGGAACTCCTAATATTTTTAAAAAGAAAAAACGAAGAATAAGAAAAATTAATAAGGATTTAAAAACAAATATAAGGAAAATTAAAGAGAGTCCTAATTTTACTGGAAAAAATCAAAGTCAGAGAATACAAGAATTAAAAGATACTGCAAAGCAAGACAGGAAAGATGTTAATAAAAAATACGAAGAATCTAAAAATCTATTGAAAGATTATGGAATGATGGCCCCTACATCTAGAGGGTTCGATACAATTAGAAAAAAACATGGTGGTAAGATTACCTACAAAATGACAGGTGGTCAGGTAGTAGATGCAGGATATGATAATGTCTAAAAGTCCATTAAGAAAATATACAGATGAATTAAAAAATCCGAAGGCTACACAAAAAAGTATTAAACCATATCTAAAAGATTATCTTAAATCCATAAGAAAAAAACGAAGTGGTGGTCAAGTTAAGGCAGAAGGATATGATTAATGGTTAATAGAGCTAGTATTAGACAAGAGATTATGAAGCCGGGATTAAAAAGAGGTGGTAGAATTAAAAAGAAAAAGAAATTAGATATTAAGAAGGCTATTAAGAAACCGGGAGCGTTACGTAAGTCTCTAGGTATTAAGAAGGGAAAGACTATTCCTAAGTCAGTTTTAAATAAGGCAGCGAAGGCTCCCGGTAAATTAGGACAAAGAGCTAGGTTTGCCAAGACATTAAAGAAATTACGAAAGAAGAAAAGGAGAGGTTAAAATGGGATTAGGACCACATACATTATTAAAGTATCCGCCAGATCTGAAAAAGATACTAGGTAAGCCTACAGGTCAAGGATATGGTGCAGCTAGAAAGGGACCAGATGTTGTAGGTCCACCACAGGATGTTGTTGTTGATGAGGATTATGAACAAGGAAAAGCTTTTAAAATAGATACCTCTGATAAAGACAGTACATATGGGGAGGCTTAATTATGTCAGTACGAAAACCTGAGAAATTTAGACTTCAAAAACAGTTAGAGAATGTTAGAAAGCAACGAAAAACTGTTAATCCTATGTCCCTAAAGGGTCGTAACTTAAAAAAAGAAGAAGAAAGATTAGAAAAATTAAGCCAACCAGTATCTAAAAAGTTTAGTAATAAGAAAAAACCTACAGAAAATAAGAAGAAAAAAACAAGAAAAGATCTAACTACGGAAAGAGAAAAAAGGTCTATACCTAATATACAAGAACAGGCTAGACAATTAAAAATAAAAGCTGAAGACAAGTCAAAATTTGTTGAAGGTGGTTTAAAAGAAGCACAGAAAAGAGCGCAACAGAATGTTGCAGATATAGCTTTTACAGCTATACCCGGTTTAGGTGCATTAGGACTAGGTGCAAAGGCTATTATGAAGGGAATACAAGCTGGAAAAACACTTTATAAAGTTGGAAATAAAACATTTAAGTCTAAAGATGCTGCTATAGCTGCTGCTAAAAAAATTAAAGCTCCTCTTCCACCTAAAGCCAAAGGCAATTTAAGTCCACAAGCAAGAGGTAGAGAACGCATAACACGATTAGCAGCACAAAAAAAGAAAACGCCTAGTGTAAGATCAGCAGCAACTAAAGGTATAACGAAAACGGCTGCTCAGAAAAAAGCTTTAGCGAAACAAGCTAGCAATTTAGGTGCAGGTAGCGCATATCTTGGAACGGCTGCTATTACAAAACCTATTGTTGAAGCAACAACAGAGTATAAGAAGGCTATGAAAGATAAAAAAGCTAACCAAACAGGAACTTTATTAGCAGGTCGTCCCGGAAGTCGTAAGTCTAGAGAAATTGCAACTAAAATGGGAGATCGTCCCGGAAGTCGTAAGTCTAGAAAGTCACCTCAAACTAAAACTTCTACTATTATTAAAAAAATTCCTATGATTCAAGCTGAAAAAGGACCGTTTAAAAAAAGACCAGAAGGATTTAAATCTAAAACTCAAGCAGATATGTTATCGGGAGGAGAACCTAGAAGTATAGTTAAAGCTAAGGAAATGGGTAAAAAAACTTTTAGAGATAAAAGAGGTAAAGAATTAGCTGCTGTTACAAAAGAGCAATTAGAAGAATCTGGGTTAAGTCTTAGAGATTATTTAAATAAACAAAGAGGATTAACTCGTAGAAAAAAATCAGGTGGTATGGTTAAAAGAAATAAAGGTGGAGCCGTAAGAGGTGTAGGCCAAGCTATAAAAGGTTTTGGTAATGCTAAATATTCTAATAAAATGTATTAGGGAGGATTAAGATGGCAGGAATGACAAGAGTGGGACTTTATCCAGCAGAAATGGCAAGGGCTGGTACAATGTCCGAAGCAGACCGTCTTCGTTATATGAAGAAAGGTGGTAAAATCGGAAAGAAAAAGAAAAAGAAACAAGGCTACAAAGCTCGTAAAGATGAGTCGATTGCAATGAGAGTTAAGAAGAAACGTACCAAGAAACAACTCAAAGCAAGTCGAGATGAATCCTACGGTAAGTGGGGTAAGGGTAAAGGTAAAGGAAAGATCAATCGTTCTGGAGATGCTTTAGTTGCTGCTTCCTATGATTAATAAAGAACTTTATGAGAAGTCTGTACAAGAAGGTCTTGATGATTATTCATTAATAGATTACAGTATTCCTAAAGTTAATAGAGAAGACTATGAAACATTTGATGAGTATTTTCAAGATACTTGTAACTATATTTATTTAAAATTTAAGTATACTTATGGTAGTAAGCACAAGAAAATAAATGACCAATGAATGTATACATTGTGAACATCCCTGTCACTGTAATATGATGTGTTCTTTTTATAAAGATAAGAATATGTGTAAATGTGATGAGTGTAATTGCAGACCCTCCGATTGGGGAGAATCTACAATAGATATGGAGTAAAGATATGATAATAAATTTTAAACATTTAAGAGATGTAAAATTAAAATATATTAAACATTTAAGATTTACATGGTTTGAAAGTATAAGAGGAATGCTAGTTATGATTGGTTTAATTATACATGGAGTATTTCCTTTTATTTTACCTAATATGTTTTCTTCTTACATAGAAGGGGCTAACAAAAGAATTAAAACGATTGGAACATAATGGCAGTTTCAGGCACATATAATTTTAATCTGGATATAGATGAAGTAATCCAAGAAGCTATGGAAATGATTGGGGGTGAAGATACTCTTGGTCATGAGCCAGCTTCAGCCAGACGTTCTATAAATCTTATGTTAAGGGATTGGCAGAATAGGGGCATACTTCTCTGGACTACCAGTACTACGGCTGTAACAGTAGCTGCTTCAACTACTACATATGATCTGGCAAGTAGTACGATTAATGCTCTTGAAGTTGTTATCAGTAGAGATAATACAGATGTTAAACTAACTCGTATTACTCCTGAAGAATATATGATTATTCCTGCCAAGACACAAACAGGTAAACCTAATCAGTATAGTATTAGAAGGAAAAGAGATAATCCAGTAATGTCTGTATGGCCTATACCAGAAAATTCTACAGATATTTTGAAGATGGAAATAGTTAAAGAAGTTGAAGATACAAATAAATCTGCTGATCAAAATGCAGATGTACCTAAAAGATTTTTACCAGCATTAACTTGTGGATTAGCTTACTATATGTCTATGAAAAGACCTCTGGTAGCTGACACAAAAATTGCTATGTTAAAAATAAACTATGAGGAAAAGTTAGGAAGAGCTATGGAAGAAGATAGAGAAAGAGCCAGTATCTATCTCTTGCCTCGTCTAACTTTTTATAATTAATGGCTACACAAAGGAATGCTCTAGCTCAATGTGATATTTGTGGTTTTGTATATCCACATAGAGTAATGAGATTAAATAGTTATGGATTAGTGGTATGTCCACAGGATTTTGAAGGTCAATTTGATTTAAAGAATAACCCTCAAAATAAAGTACCAAATGTAAAAGATAATCCTGCTATTAGAAATCCTAGACCTGATACAGGTGGTAGAGGAATTACATGGGATGAGACTGCTACATGGATAACAGTAAATCCTACAACTCTGGCAGAAACAAGACATACGACAAAGTATGATGATGCTAACAAAAGTTGGGATGCAATATGACAGACTTAACAGGAAAATTAATATCAGATACCTATAAGCAGTTATTACAGGTTAATGCCAGTACAACGAATACTGGAGTAAAGACTTCACTAACAAATGTTCAATCAGGAGATGGAACAGCTAGTGCTTTAAATCTTGGAACAACTGCAATAAAAGTTTCAGGTACTTTTGGAGTACATGGTAATGCCAGTGTTAGTGGAGATTTACTTGTAAGTGATAAAGTATGTGCTAGTGCTTTTTATGGAGATGGTTCTAATCTAAGTGGCCTTACAGCTTCTATCGGTGGAAGTATATCTGTTGGTAATGCTCTGGTTGATGGGACTTTATCTGTAACAGGAAATGCTATATTTGATGCTAATGTAACTGTAAGTGGTACATTTGATGTGGCAGGTAATACAAGTGTGGGAGGAACATTAACAGCTACTGGTGCTACACAATTAGGGTCTACTGTAACTGTAGTTGGTAAAGGAGTATTTGAAGGAGATGTCTCTGTCAGTGGAGATCTGGATGTAGCTACCAATGCTTCAGTAGGTGGGACATTAGCAGTAACAGGAGCTAGTACATTTACAGCTAAA